TATATCGGCAGGATTTAAGATTATATACCTAGCAGGCAAAGTACTTTCGTTTTCATTAAGTTTTAAATAATTAGCCCCATAGGTCTGAGTAATTCTCCTTAAGTCGTCCGGCTGTATTTTCGTATCAAACCTATGAACAAAAACGTTTCCTGACCGATAATATTCTCTAAAAAATTTATCCAAGAAACTTTGTAAATCTATTTTTCTATAAAGAGCCTCAAGGAAGTCTCTCGACTTTTTACTGCCTCCAGTAAAATAAATTTTTGTAGCAGAAAACTCTGTCATCAAATCAATGACATTTCTAAACACCGAAAAATTATAATAAGCTTTTTGACAAAGAATAACAACATCTCGTACGTCCAAAGAGCTTTTATTATGCACTCCTTTGGAATATTTATAAGGAACTAAACCATTATCAATATTTTCGTACCTATTTGTCCTATCTATCTGACCGCCAACATTCCTACGTGTCCTACTTGATTGATCGACTGTTGTATACGGTGAAGCCGCGAAGCTTGTCATCATCGGCTTGATATCTTCTTTTTTGCTATTTGTTTTCTTTGTCATTTTTTAAACAACGCATAATACGCTAGGACCTACTCCCGGATTACCGCTTCTAAAAAGAGCCCCACTATTTAGACCACCTATATTGGGCCATTCCGGTAAATTATTCAAAAACACATATCCGCCAGATAAGCCGCTGACTGTAAATACATCATTTACTGTTAATGGATCCCCACTAAAAGATATTGTGCTTCCACTTATATAAGATTTATAGTTTCCAAAATATACACGCTCCCCACTAACATTCATAGGATTTGTTCCGTAGGGACCAAAATTTAATCTGTCGTCGTCATAAACATCAATAAGAGGTAAACCTGCTTTGTCTGTTACAGAAAAAACAGGAGAGTCTGATCCATATCCCGGAGACATACTAAGTAAAGATCCGCTGACATCATCAAAAGTTATGGAGTTATTGGCGTTAACCCTGAGTGTTACCCCATCTCCACTTAACTCTATCTTATTAGTTTTTATGCCTGCGCTAAAAGTCTTAGCCGCTGAAAAGTTTGTTGAAGTATTAGATAGAATATTAGATATAGATGTATTTAGATTTGTTCCAGTAGTATTAAGGCTAGTTCTTAAATCTCCACTTGAAGTATAAACAAAACCAGTCATTTCTGGCTTATCTACTATTTTAACCCAAGCTTCTTTATTCGCTGTGTTTCCAGTAGCAAGAAAAAGGCCTTGTGTATCGTTATGACCAGAAGAGAAAGCTAAAGCTCCCGACTCTGCAGATGTAGAAAAATCCCCCGAACCTGTATGGAAAAAACTACCAGATTTCAAAAACTCTCCACTAGTTGAAGAAAACTGACCCGAACAAAAAACTACATTACTTAATAGCGCTCCACTTGCTCCGGTAGTAAAAGATTCTGCGTGACCTGATACATTTTGCGATTTAGTTAGTAATAGCGCTCCGCTATTATCTAAAGCTCCACTAACTGCATTTGTCCGAGTTGTAGTATGCCCTGATAAAGTTCCACTATGACCAGTAAAACTATCTGTCTGTAGGAAGTTAAGTGGGTTGTCATAAGCATAATATCCACTTGGATGGGAGGCAGACCCTGAAACATTTTTATGGATAAACTGCGTAAAAGTATCAGTTTCTATTTGTCCGGTTGTTAATTTTGACGGCATAACAGCTTATTTAGTGTTAGTTACACTTAAAAAAACATAACAGGCTCGAAAGTTTCCTTATTAGTATTGATTTCGGCCTTAGTTATGTCGTTATACAGCTTAAGCCCCCAGTTCGCTAACATTAATGCGGAATAATTATCTTTTCTGGCTTTATTTGCAGAAGTGGACCTTTTTAGGTGCTGTGGCAAGTCAAAATTTTGAGCTCCTCGCGCTGTCGCTTTATGCTCTACTAAGCTGCACTGCTTTTTGGTTTGATAAATCATATCATCTTGATGCTCAATTAAGTCAAGCATAGACCAATCTTTTCTATCTCCAGTAAAGATTATTTTTTTAGGATAGGGAAGCCTTAGATTACTTGTTCTATTAAAGAATGTCTCGTTAGAAGCTGTCCTAGAGGCAAACCAAATCTTCTTATAATCTATACAAGCCTGAAGATGCTCATTAGCTCGGCGAATGAAAGTTGTAGTAAATACTTGATTAAAACAAATTTGATTATTTTCTAAATTATATTTTATCTTAGCTTGCTTAAGAGATTTTTGATATTCCAAACCCTCTGAATCCGAATTTAAAGGAATAGTTTTCAAATCTATTCTAGCATCTTTAAAAAATTGAGACTCATTACAACTATCTAGAAAAGTATCAGAGCCCGCATTATCAAGGCATATAAAGACAATGTTAAAAGCTTGAAGTAAATAAGCTAAATATTTTACATGATTATTTAAGCTCCCCAGCCCGGCATAAGTATGCACCAAAGTCCCCTGATTTGTGCTGTCATCTATTTCCATAACAGCTATTGCAAAATAGTCGGCCGTAGGGCTATCGCTCATATTAGGGTCAATGCCCAACACGTAGCGCTTGCCAGACCTACCAACTAGTAAAGTAGAAGGCTCTTCATCCCCCTTTAGGGTACATAGCTCCATTTTTTTAGCGCTAAAATAACTATCACTACCATCTGTAAATTGAGCACAGTATTCCCGCTGAAAAGAATAGTGAGAGGAGCCTCCTTCTGCAGCCTCGTCAATAATAGTTCTATCGATCATCTCCTCAGGGAGAGCTTCGTATCCCAACTGTGATACAAAATATTTCGCATCGCTTTCTTCATCTGATTGTATTTTAGCAATCCATTCTTGGTAAGTTTTGTAAAGATTTTCAAAAGTATAGCTAGCCGAAGAGAGAGCTATCATTTTAGACTTGTTCTCAACCCTAGTTCTCTCCTCTTCTTTTATGACTCCGTCTTTTACTAGCTTATCCTCTAATTCTTTTACCTCCATGCGGCGTTTCATGTCTTGAGGAGCAACAAGAAACGGCATTAAAACATTTTTAATTATATCTTCTGGTAACAAAAGATACTCATCAAGTACAAGTATATTTGCGCGGAAACCACGAATCTTTTCTCCACTCAAAGGTATTGCTGTTATAGTCCCGCCATTTATCTTCCATTCGTACTGATCATTTCTTTTCACCTTGGCCCCAAAAGCCTGAGCTAAGAGTGTCGCCTCTTTAGTTTCAACTATCTTCTCAATATTATTAAAAATAAATCTTGCGGTACGGAAAGTTGGGCCAGCTATAAGTATTTTAGTATTCGGCTCAAAAATACATTGAAGAAAACAAAACACAGATGCTATAAAAGACTTGCCGCAGCCACGACCCCAGACACACATGCTAAAGTTTCTATTAAACATGCCCCTTAATGTTATTTCTTGGTACGGGGCTAACTTAATACCTGTTAGAAGGTATGTAGTGAAATAAAGATTGTTTCTGAGAAATTCAGCCAAAGTGCTTCTAGCTTTTTTGCCCTCTAAGAAACCTTCAAGCTTGGCTAATCTAGCATTTACATCTTCGACTTCTATTTCGTATTTTTCTGGACTTGACCACATGTCATAAAAGTTTTAGATCGTAAGCTAATTGTAAGTCTACGTCTTTATAATTAGTTCCAGAAAAGAAAAGTTTCCTTGTCAGTCTAGTAGCTTCAGTTCTACCTTTTGCAAAAAGAAATTGAACATTATTATGTTTTTGAATTATATCTCTAACATTTCTCATTACAAACTCTGGAGTAACTTGAACCTTTTTTGTAATGTATTTTAAATAGTTAAACTTCATCATATTATCTAATGAATTTTCAACAACTACAACAACATAAGCGTCCTGCTCCTGAGCTCTTTCTAGCTCCCTTGAAAACCTTTCGCAGCCTCCAGTAAAGGTGCCGATAAAATCTTTAGTCTCTTTTCTTTCTACGTAACACTTGTTATCTTCTTTATCGAGCCAGTAATCTGCAAACTTCAAGCCTTCTCTCCTTGTTTGATAGTTTATGTTCAAAGGCTTCTGCTCTCTAGTGTCAACTACTATTTCATAACCTTCTTCTATATTTTCTTCTATTGTCTTGCTGGGCACTTTTTCAAATCTAGGCCTAAGGCCAATATTTCCACACAAGCTATAAAAACTATCAAATAAATTTTCATAATAGAATATGGGAGGCATCATCGAAGTCCTCATTTCCACTTGAGTTGGGGAATATCTTATTCCTCTCCTTTCTATTCTCTCTTTCAAAAGCTTAATGCAAAAATCTCCCGCCTCTTTCTTTGGGGCAGACTCTAGCCATTTTCTCATATTTACTCTAGAGTTAAAATGATTAGAAAAGTAATGACTTTTATTCTTAAATTTTATTAAATCTCCAGTCAACATATCCCTGCGGGGATAATACTTTTGGTAGTATTCTGCCATACGCATTTTATGCTTACGGAGATGCATATGAAGCTGCTTTTCTGTATCAAACTTTTCTCCATCAACTTTACATGTCAAATGATCAACCATTTACCGCCTCCTCTTCTGATAGACCAAAAATCCTAGCTTTAATATCGTCCATTGTTGAAAGGTTTTCTACTTCTTCCTTGATAGTCTTCTTCCTTAGCTCAGCCATCCTTATCAGCTCCTTGCGACCTTCTTCCTCCTTCCAAGTCTCGACTAAATTTAGTATGCTTGCGTTGTCGTGAACCTGCTTACTTAACCTATCACTTCTTTTCTGCTTAAGATCGCTTAATAACTTGTGTTGCCTATTAACACAAGAATTGTATTCGTTTTGAGCTGTGCTTATAGCTTCAACCAAGCTCATAGAAATCCTTCTTCCTTCATTATCTGAAGCGGTCTCATCTAGGAGCCTCTGTAGTCTTCCAACTCTCCTTTGTATATTAGATGCTATTACAACTTCTCCAGAAAGTACAATATACTGGTCAACCTCTTCTTGAGTTAAATCAGGTTTATCATAGGTATATCTAACAAACGAAGATTCAAAAAGCTCTCTATCTGTCTCATGATCATAATTACTTATCTGATGCACGAACCGAAAAGTATGTAGATAGCCCATTAGCATCTCTATATTCTTCTTGTGCCTAGGAGAAATCTTGTCTTTATTTATACCACTATCAAGAATAAATTTGTTTATCTTACTTAATACTCTATCTGGATGCTTTGGGGGTTTATATTCAAACCTCTCCCTTTCCGTTTCGGGGCTCTCAAAACTCTCGCCCTCTAGGCCTTTGCAGTAATCTGTAACCATTCTAGTCTCTGCACTTAAACTAGTCAATCCTTCGTTGCCAAATAGTATACGGGACATTTCTACATATTTCATTGTCCCTTTGTTATTACGGATAAATTCCTTGTGTTCTTCAGAAAGCTCCGGTTTCTCTACCTTCTGGTATTCACTAGCTGGTACAGCGCTAAGGTCTATTTCACTAAGGAAAGCTTTCACAGCTCTGCCCTCTTTGCTTCTACCGTCCTTACCCTTAAACCCTGCCACATCTTGTATTAAATGCATTAAGGATATGTCAACTTTATCTCCAGCTAAAAACCTGTCTTTAATCGAAACTAAAGCAAATTTCTGCTCTGCGTTTAAAACTAAATTATCTTCACTCATAACCAATCTAGCTCATTTCTTTCTAATATTTTTCTAGCTTTATTCAAAATAGATTTTTGTATGTTTTTGATTTGCTTGTATCCCGGACTTCTGTTTTTCTCAGTAGTTTTAAAGTTTAATTGCTTGGCAATCTCAATTTCACTTTTGTTTTGTATATAAAAACTTTCATATACTATCCATTCATTCGGCTTTAGTGTTTCTTTTAATTTTTGATGCAGTTTTGTTATTCCTGCTTCTATACTAGAGGCGTGAGTTAAATCTTCCTGTATCTCGCTTCTATGATTTTCTAGAGGGAGAGCCATCTTTACATCGTAAGCGGACTTTTTCTTAGACAGCCACCTCTTATACAAGGGGCACCTTCCGTCTTGAGACCCATATATAGAACAAGCTGAGTCCGGTTCTGCAGCAGCACATCGCAGGCAAGGCTTGCAGTAATTGCTATAATTATTTCTTATTAAATTCTTTAGCTGATTTGATATGATTCTATTTAACCAAGGCAATAAAGGCTTGTCTTGGTCGTACAAATGCCATTTTTTAAATATATGTATTTTTAAAATTTGAGAGATATCTTCAAAATCCATCCAAGAAATAGAAGTAAGAGTCCACTTATTTTTCCTTTTAGATATCTCTTCTCCTATAGTTTCAATACAATCTTCAAATTCTAACTTAGCCTTTCCACTGGGTTTCTTTTTAGCTGCCATCTGTTAATTCATCTTCCTCTTTAAAAGCTGGCGAAACTAAATTCCCTAAAGATTGAGAGTCTAATTTTGGAAAATACGAAGCACTCATATCCAGCTCTAAAGGAGGAATATTATCAGGAATTGCAACATCTTGGTCATCTTCCTCAGTGTTTTTTAATTCCTCGGTTCCCTTTTGGGCCTGTTTTCCTGTAATTAAATTAGAGCCGCAGGAGTTGCAGAATTTAGGCTTTTCTAAGAGCGATGTTCTTTTATTGAGGCTCCAATTATTAGAGGCACCGCAACTCTTACAATAAGTAACTTTGCTGTATTTCGACATAACTTTTTAAAACTAGGTAAATAGTTATTACAACTAATCAATGAGTTTGGATAAAAAATATTATGGCTGATTATACTTTTACAAACAATAATGGCGTAAGATACAAGATACTAAAAAAGAAACCTCATTACAGTTACAACGCTGATGGACTATGCGATCCTCCAGATTACAGAGGTCCTAAAATACATATCAACCCAGAGCTAGTTCCTAAAAGAGAGATGGCTGTTATGATCGAAGAGATATTCCACGCCTTTTTCTGGGACGTCCCAGAGAAAGAAGTCAGAAAATTCTGCGGTACAGTCACAAATATCTTACATAAAGATGGCTGGCGTCAAACAGTGCAAACTGAACCTAAATAGAAACAGTAGTTAAGTCCTTAAACTTAGTTACCAAAAATCTGACTAACTCAGATCTCACTACATCACTTTCATCGAACTCGAAAGTGTTGATTCCAAACTTTTTGCTTTCTTTGTCTGTAAATAAGCTTTCCACTCTTTCGAATCCTCCTCTAGCTCCATTCTTCAAATCTGTCTGAGCAGGATCGGCTAAAATAAAGCATTTAGAACCCATACCAAGTCTAGTCAAAACAGTTACTATTTCTTTTATAGTGCTATTTTGACATTCATCGAATATTAAGCATTTGGAGTTCCAACTCATTCCTCTGCAAAAATTAACGGGATAAGTAGATACTCTTTCGTCTTTTTGTAATCTCTTAATCACGTTAGGACAAACAAGCTCTTCCATTTTGTGTAAAAAAGGAAGATTGTAGAAATGTAATTTTTGATCTGCATCCCCCGGAAGAAAACCCATTCTAGAGTCGGAGCTTTCAACAGCAGACCTTATATAAACTATTTCAGAAACCTTTCCTTCGCTAAGTAAATGAAGAGCGCAATATACGCTTAAAAGAGTTTTAGAGCATCCTGCTGGACCTTTACCGAAGAGTATCTTGGACTCTTTACTTAGGGCAATTTTGATAAACTCTTTCTGTTTATCGGTCCAGTCAAAGTTTTCTATATGAAACTTTTCCCTA